GTTGCATTGGTTTCATCTAAGTTAGCACCACAATAGCTGCACACCCAGCCGTCCCTCATGAGTACAGACAACCTAGTCTTTTTCCAACGAGCAGTTCCTAAAGCTTTTTTACTAATGCCAATTCCATTTCTTGAAATGATCTAATGCAGCACATGCATTAATGTAACCATCATTATCTAATTTATATTTGTGTGCTAGATAGGACAGTCCCCAGTCTATCTGTTTGTAACCATCAACTCTACTTAGATACTCTGACTTTCCTTGAGGTATGCCATACACCTGATGCGTACCATTTAAGTTACCAACAGCTTCAGGATTCCATGCAGATTCAGCACCCCACAAACGACTAAGACACTTATATTGCTCAATGCTTTCTATCTTTAATTTTGCATATTCTTTGAAGGAAATCATAACGACAGGCTTTTTAGATAAGGCTAAAGAGGAATCAATTGTTTTAGAATAAAGGCTAAATACCATTAAGCAAAGAGCTGCCCCAATAACTAGCAGCAACGAACTCGCGAGCAATCCGCTGAAGCGGCTCGCGTTCGCGCTTAAAGGCGCGTCGCTTGCTGATAGTGTACTCACGTTGTCAAGTTTGTGCGTAAATTTATCTACAACTTTAAATTTCATATTGAAGTCCAACCAATATACACAGCCTGTGGATTATCTTTTAGCCATTGTTCTCTTAACTTGTTTTGATAATCCCAATCAATATCATGATTATCCGTAGCCTTCAACCCAGTTGTGCTTACAGTTATTGCAGTCATGTAAATACTCCCTACCAGCTTTAATGGTGTTGGTGTTATATCCTAGACACTCAGGACATTGATCTTTCTGCATGTGTAACAGCTGCCGCTTTCAAGTTTCCAAGCCCCACATTTTGTGCAGCGGACAACTGATTTATCAGTCATAGCCTCAATTCTAGCCTTTACCCCTGCGTTTTCACACTTAACACACATAACAACTACATGTTCTTGACCTGCATCAAAATCAGCTAATTCATGGAAAAGCATGGGTTTAGCACACTTATTGCACTTAAATACCCATGTTAAATCACTCATCAATGACAGCGTTGATTATGTATCTAGTTAAATCCTGAGCAGCTGTAAATACAACATTAAAGTCATGTTCATTTGTATCAGCTCTAGTTAGTCCATAAACAGGTCTGCCATACCTAAAGGCACTAGCTGGGGCAAGTAAGACTCCATCATTGTATCTAATGCAGATACGGTTAAAAGCTTGAGGCTCATCATCAACAGGCTCAGTCAGCCACATCTTTTGAAGCTTTTGTAAGGGAAACTTAACTTCATCATTTATTGATTTATTAAGCCATTTGACCTCAAGTCCGCCTATGTAGTTTGCGTAGCCACCATCTTTGACTTGGTTGACAAGAAAATCCATAAAGTAAAACCTAGGTGTTGGATATAACTCCCAACGAAAGTTGGCAGCCAACCAATCAGCCACCAACTTTTCTTTCCTGCCATCACCGTAAACCTGACGGATTGGTTCAGCCATGATGGTTTAGCTCAATGTGGTTAATGCAACCACACGCAACGCATTTTTTTATACCGTCTATGGTTATTAGCCTTGGGTCATTGCACATTTCACAACACTCTGACAATGGCACTAGATCTAACACAACTCCATCATCTGTAAATGTAGCCCTCACTCCAGTTGGGTCAATTATTTCCATATCGCCCATTACTCAGTCCCTTCAAAGAACCATCTGCCATTTGCTGAGAGCTTTGCCCAAACGGCGTGTTCTTTAACGTTACCTTTGCAAACATAGCCATAGTAAGTTTTACCACCCTTGCTAATACCTTGTTTCAAAGTATGCCCATGCTCGCACTCAGGCGGTGGGTTAGGCGTTGAACTACCTATTGCATCAACAACCTCACCAACTGACCACACAACAGGCTCAGGCTTTTTATCAGCTGCAAAACTATCTCGTAAAATAGTTTCAATCTGACCTGACTTACTACCTGCTGCGCCATACATGTTTTGACGTTGCTCTAGCTTTTCTTTAAAGCTTTGGGCAGGAGTTTCCGCTGCAACGACTTTAGCCATTTCAGTTTGGCTTGGTCGCTTGCCTTTAGCTGCGTATCCAGCGTTAGCGAGGCTGCGCCCAAGAGCAGAAGTTTCCGCGTTCTCCAATGCAGAAGTTGAATTGACGCCTCTATCCGTAACCATCTCATAAGCAAGACCAGTTGCCCAAGGGTGGGCATCAAGCTCCGTACGATATATTGAAGCGCGGACGATAAAACGCGTAGCACTAGACTCAAGCAACTCAGTATAAATACGAAAGTCAGGATATTCAGCAATAAATTTAGCAAGACGCACCTCTACCGTTTCATAGTCGTTTATGTTAAATGCCATCGTCCTCACCCCTCATTTCTCTAACAATTTTTCCGTAGATGATTCCGTATCCAAACAAATCTCGGAGTGAGTCATCATGGTCACTTGTTTGACTAAGACGTGCGACTTTGACGAGCAGCATGCACATTGCGACCTGTTCAGGCGAAATGTAAGTGTCCAAATAGCCTGACCAGAGTTCGCTAATTCGTCGGTGATTTTGCTCTGGGCTTCCATAAATGCTGCCTCTAGCTGCGAGGGTTGTGTGGATTTCATCAAGGAGTTCCTCAGTTCTTTTCATAGTCAAATACCTCATCTGACTGTTTTTGTATGTTGGTCAATCGTCGGTGCGATTCCCAACCGATCGCCCTACCCCTCCAATAACCCTGATTGTAGATTTCCTTATGCCATAAGCTGACAGCCCAAGAAAGTAATCCAGTTGCAATCATAAACCACAAAACCGTTAGTCCGTTGATTGTCATTAGTTTGTCCAAGAGCTTGCGTAGTCGGTTGTAAAGCAATACATCTCAACTGCGCTGTCATAAGCGATTGAATAAGTGTGACCTACTTGGTCAAGGAAGTGAGTAGCAAGTACAAGTGCAGCGTAGCTCTCAGTCCAAAAAATGTACTCATGGTTAAAATTCATTTCTTGGTCAAATCGGAATTCCTGAACTTCCCAATTTTGACCCTTGAACTCCATTTGACTTTCTGTCAATCTTTCAAAGTCAAGTGGATTTAGCTGTACATTGGCTAGATTTCTAGCATGTTTGGTTTTCATTTAAAGCCTTTCCGTTACACCAAGTTCCGTTAACTTGGATAGGAAAAGTGTGAGGCTTGGGTCTGACATTTACAACCCCTTGCGTGGGCGTGTTCTATAACGCTTTTGTTACAATAGCCCCAGTTCGTCAAAATCATCAATTTGATCGTCAATATCTCTAGGCTCGTAATCGGTCTGCCTACCCATAGGTTTTACCCTCAACTATAAAGCTGCCATCTTTCTCAATCGGCACAAATACAGGCGCAACTTTCTTGTTTTGTACATACAAAATTCCAAATCCTTGCTGCCAGTTGCCGCTGCCACCTTTGAGGTATTTTGCAGAGGAAAACGACATTAAATTTCCGACTTCAAGACCAAACAAGGTATGCCCTATTTTGCCCCCTGACGAGGCTGTAACAGAGGCTAAACCCCCACGATGAGTATGCCCACACACCACACTCTTACCATGCCTTATAGCCAATCCTAAGGCTGTTTGACCACCTTTTTGAGATACCTGCCCTTCGTCACCATGAAGGATAATCCAATTAGGCGCAATAGGCATTGGTTCACGCCAAAACTTAATGCCCAACTCAGGCAAGCCAAGCCAATTTTCAAACTTTAATTCAGGTAATGAGGCAAAAGCTGGCAATCTAGTTTTGATTGAATTCCATAATCGGTCTGTATGGTTAGACCTGACCATATCTGTTACCTGTAAGTCGTAAAGGACTTGCTTAGTAATTTGGCGATCTCTGTCAAGTGTTCCAGCGAATTCACCCGCCAACCCGCGTTCCCATTTACTGAGCTGAGGGAGGTCAATTTCATCTCCGACCGTTGCGACTTGGTGCGGCTTCCATTTTGCAATAAAGCGTACAAGGTTTCTAGTTGCAATTGGGTCATGGTATGGAATTTGTAAGTCGCTAATTAAAACGATTTTCTTAATTGTCAGTCCTCATCAAAATCGTCTAATGGGTTTTTAATTGGGTCTGTTGTGTCAACAATCCAATCAGGATAACTAGACCTATCCATTGCAAACGCTAGAGCTGTACCTTCATCCATTCCAGCTTTACGGCAAGCCATATAAACCTCATTAGCTGCAATTGCCCAAAAATCTAACTTGGTAAGTACAGCCTCTTTAGTAGTCCTACGCCTTTTTTGTACAGGCTTTTTGCGTTTGCGTGTAGTTGCCATGGCTTAAGTGTAAATCACAAAATGCCAGATATTGCTCGGTGCACGCCCTCTTCCAAACTAATTTTTGGTGTGTAATAATCACTCATCATTGTTGGATTGCCCACCCGATAAGCTACGCCTGCAGGCTTATCAGACAGAATGTTAAACTTAGGCATCTTGTCTATACCTAAAGTCTTTAAAGCCATTTGAGCTAATTCAAGAAAAGTAGTAGCTCTACCTGTACAAAGATTAACTGTTTGATTGCAATTGTTTTGCACCATTGTTATGACCGCATCTACAACATCATCAATGTGTATAAAGTCCCTAGTAGTAGTTGCACGCCCCCATATGTCAAATGGATTTGAGCCTAATATGGCTCTTTGTATAATTGATGGAAATGGATAAGTCATATCTTGATCAGTGCCATAGCCACTGAAAGGTCTTAACACTAAGACTTGAGTGCCAGCATCTCGCAGGTAACTCATCAATGTCTCACCTGTTAATTTAGCCCAACCATAACTCATATCAGGTGCACCAATTTTTTTGAAGTTCAAGTCTTTTTCTTTTAGTTTATGTTTTTTAGATAAAGTTTGTAGCTCTATGGGATAGGCAGCCGAAGAGCTAAAATAAACTACATAAGGTTGCTCAGTAACCATGCACCAATTGGCAAACTCAGCATCAATGGCAAGATCTACGGCCAGGCTCAAAGGTGCGTTTTCTATTTGTTGCCTGCCACCCACAATAGCTGCAAGATGAATGACTAGATCATATTGTTTTTTTTCAAGCTTAAAAAAATCTCTGCAGTCTGTACCATTCTTGAGATCTACCAGAGTCAATTCTGCATAAGGTAGTGCACGCCTAAAAGCTCTGCCTACAAAGCCATGTGAGCCGGTAATTAGGATTTTCATTTAAGAGCATAAACTAGATCTGCATACTCTGTAGATCTTAAGTAAGTCTGTAGGGTTAGCAAATCTTCTTCATACCATTTAGGTTGATTGACTCTCTCATAACCTTCATCCATTTCAGCCTTACCAGCTGCCGGGTGTAAATGTTCAATAATTACATCTGGTAGATAAATCAAACAGCCAAGATCTATTCCTAATTGTTTTACAAAATTATCAAAATACAAATGCTTACAGCCGGGAAATGTTATGCCATTTAACTCAAGGACAATATCTCTGGTCATTGCAAAAGCTGTAGGTAAGTTTTGTCCTTGCAAAAGGTCATCACCATAGGCAATGCCTGTTTTACCTAATAACGCTTTTTCAAAAGCCTTGTCCCAATCCAGCGATCTAGGAAGGTGATCATCACCCATAAAAATGTAGAGGTCATAAATAGGAAAGCGACTATAATCAAGTAAGAGCTTCGCAGCATCATTAAGAGCGTGCGCACACCCACCTGTTTTATTATCCGAAGGTAGGCACTTATAGTTATCATTTTTAACATACTCATCCCATTTTGGATCATCATTATCTACAACAGCGTACAAATCTACAGATGCATTAGTGCCAACAAAGGATTCAGCTAGTCTAGCCATGTTTTCAGGTCTGCCCCTAGTTGGCACTATCACGC